GCTCTTCAGCCGTCAGAGCGCGCTTCTTGGCCTCGGCCTCGGTGAGCAGGGCACGTCCTTGGGCGACCAGGGCCGCCCGCTTTTCGAGTAGCTCACGCAGATTCATCTCTCATTACCTCTCTCGGGCCCGGATATGCCAGGCCCTGGAACTAGGTGTGCAGCTCCAACTCGCGGCGCATGCGGTCCAGGCGCGCCTGCACCTGGGCCTCATCGCCTTCCCCCGCCTGGGCCGCCTGGCCCCGGGCGGCGGCCAGATGGGACCGCAGCTCTTGGAGTTTCGAGCGCACTTGCGCGCTCGTTTGGGGAAACGCCGGATCTGTGACGACAGATACGTCATAGAGCCACGCGCAACCGCCCCTCTTCAGAGTCCGGTGGAAGACATCCGCTTCATCCGTCTGCCACTCGTCTCCACCGGGCTTGACTCGGAAGGCAAAGGACATCTGGTCGATATCGCCACGGCGCATCGGCTCGAGGACCAGGTCACGGATCAGGTCCGTGCCGGGCGGGTGGATGAGAACCTCCAGCGCCTCGGCCGTATCCTTGAGCCGCAGCGTCCCCGACGTCGTCCGCCCCAGCACGTAGTTCCCGTCGTGGTTGAAAAGGCCACGGACGTCGTTGCCCAGGACATCCTCGAAGAAGCCGGGCTCGATGCGTTCGATGAAGCCGATGTCTTCGGAAGGAACGCCGTAGACGGCCGCCTTGCCCTCGATCCGTGGTTTCTCCGGAGAGCCCGCTACTCGCACTTCGGCCATCCGGAACGTGCGGATCTCGATGTCGGAGGCATTCAGCATCTCCCGCGACCGGAGGGCGGGGGGCTCCATCTCGGCGTCCTCGAGGTGCGCCGCCAGGTGGTCCCAGACTCCCTGGCGATCACCGTCAGGGATGTCGGCGCCGCCACGGGCGCCGTTCAGTGCCGCGATCCCGGCAATACACGCCCGGGCATTGGCGTCGCCCACGTCGCCGGTCTCGGAGCACATGTGATGCGGCAGCTTGTATGCCCCCTTCGTTTCCGGGTCGGCTTCCGGATCCTGCCAGGCAAACATCTGCCGGTAGTAGGCTTCATCGCCGTCGTCTTTCATCCGGCCGACGTGCAGGCCTGCGTCCCATTCGCTGTCCGCCACGCCCGTGTGATGCACTCGAAGCGCTGTCATGTCTCCTCCTTCAGACGGCCGCCGTCGCCATGCAGTCGCAGCCTTCGTGCGCCGGCGGGTGCCTGACGTCGTGGTCGTTCACCAGCGGCGTATCCGCCCCGTCCGGCTTGAACGGGTCGCCGGCAGCCAGGAAGTTGTCGCGGATCCCGATCACGCGGCCATTGAGCCGCGAGCAGTACGGGCAGTTGTCACCTGAGGCGACCCAGCGCAACTTCAGGATCCCAGCGGCCACGAAGACGAACCAGGCCACGGCGTTGTTGGCACGGATCGTCTCCCACGAGGCAGTCTTCTCCGGCCGGCGTTCCTCCCATTCGGAGAATCGTTCGTCCAACGCCTCCAGCGGGTCCCGCCCCGCCTCGACGGCCTCCCGCGCCACTTGCCGGAGCTGGCCGACACTTGAGCCCACATGGCGCGCGGCCAGGGTCTCGCTGTACTCCTCGACGAACTGCTCGAGCTCCGGCGTCACCCCCGGCTCGGCGCCGACCTCGCCGGCGGCCTCCGCCGCCACGACCTCCGCATAACTGCGGAGCACCGGCATCATCTGCCGCCTGACAAAGCCCTCGTGTTCCGCATAGAACTCGTCGAGCCATTCGCTGAATTCGGCAAAGCCCCGCCGCTGGAAATGCTTGCGGGCGCCCTCGCGGACGTCGTGGATCTCGCGGCGAATGATCCGGCGCGCCGAATCGGCAAAGACCGGAGCATAGGCCGTGGCCAGTCGGCGCCGCGAGGCGGCTGCCTGCCGCGAGCGTGCTTCGCTTCCACCCTGCGAGGTGGCAAGGGCCAGTGCTCGCGCCTGGATACCCTCTCCTGCCTGGGAAGCCGGGATCATGTTGAGCGGGATCATGTAGACATCGCCCCCGTCAATGGGGTTCATGTTCTCGAGCTCGCGCACGTCGTTGGCACTGAGCCATCCCCACTGACGGGCGACGCCGTAGGCCCCGAAGCGGGTTTGCGTGTCGCCGCGCAGCAAGGCGTCCACCAGGAACTCGGCAAAGAACCGCCTCCGGTCTGCAAAGGGGATGAAGTCCCGCAGGATGGCCTGCTCCCACCGGACAAGCCACGGCCGCAGGGTGTAAACGACGTGCTCGATGGCCTGGTGCTCGATGTTGGAGAACGTCGCCCGTTCGAGGTCGGCGATCATGTGCGGCCGCACGTTGAACATGCGGGCGATCTCGGTCACCTGGAACTTGCGGGTCTGCAGGAACTGTGAATCCTCGGGCGGGAAGCCGACTTTTTCGACCTTCAGTCCCTCTTCGAGGATGGCCATCCGGTGCTTCTGCTCGAGAGGTCCGTGGCGTGTCTCCCAGGACTTGCGGATGTTCTCGATCGCTTCAGGCTTGAGCTTGCCAGGATATTGGAGCATGAGCCCGGGCGTGGCGTCGTTGTCGAAGAAACGCGCCCCATATTCTTCCGCCGCCACCGTCAGACCGATCGCCTGCCGGGCCAGGGAGATCGGGGAGTAGCCGACGAGGCCGTCGAAACCGAAGCCCCGAATGTGGTGAACGAACTCCTTCCGCAGGACAACCGGCTCTCCACCAACCGAGTCCGGAAGCTGATACACGTATTGGAGCTCGCCCTGGCGCCGGCGGACTTTCATCCGGTCGGGGCGCAGCGGCCACTGGGCCCGGACTCGGCCGAATCCGTCGAGCTCGATCTCCGCGTAGGCATTGCCCCATGTCGCCACATGGCCCATCAAGACCTCGCGGAACTCCAGGCTCGTCATCTCCGGATTCGGCAGATCGTGAAGGAGGGTGTATAGGGGATTCTCAGGAGCGCGGCGCTTCCCGCGAACGGGCAACCGCTCGTAGAGGATGAGCGGCAAGGAGGACACACCCTCGGCGAGGACCCGCACGCACGCTAGCACCGCTGTCACCTGCAGCGCGTTCTCGGGCGTGACGTGGATCCCCGCGGACGTCTCCCAGCCGGAGGCCGAGGCCAGGAGCCATTTCGGCGGTTCCTGCGAAGGCTGGAAGCGCTGCTCCATTGCGCGGACGAGGAGACCCATCAGCTTCGCCCTCCGGCCCGAGGCCGCCGTGCGGCGAGTTCCGCCGACAGGAGCGCACCGGCCATGAGGAGCACCCCCACGACGATGAGCGCCAGAGAGGGAGAGATCAGCCAGAGACCGACGGCCATCATGGCCAAGCCCGCGACGGCCACGAGATCCCGGAGGTCCAGAACGGGCCGCGTCTTCATACGGTCACGATCCCCCGGGTTTCGTACACGGAGCCGGGATCACCCCTGCCGTTGCGCAGCGCCCGATCCAGCGCCATGATCCCCGCCACGATGCCGTCGATCTTCTCCCGGCTCTTCTTCTTGCTCGGCTTCACGTTCCCGGCGGAGTCCTGCTCGACCATCAGGTTGTCGGCCATCCACCTGAGCACGGGGTGACCAGCATGCGCGATCTTCCCGTCGAGTGTTAGCCGCAGGAGCTCCTTTGTCGGGGCGCTCATGGAAACGAACCCCTGCCCGAACGCGACGAGCGTGAAGCCGGCCGCCTCGAGCTGCTGGCTCATCTGGATGGCCCCCCACCGGTCGAAGGCGATCTCCCGGATGTTGAAGCTCTTGCCCAGTTCAACAATGTCGGCGCCGATGGTGGCATAGTCGATCACGTTCCCGGGAGTGATCTTTACAAGGCCCATCCGCGCCCAGGCGTCGTAGGGGACACGGTCCTTGCGCACCCGCTCGAACAGGTTCGCCTCGGGGATCCAGAAGAACGGAAGCCAGTGATGCAGCTCGGGGTCGTCGGGGCCGGGGGGAAAGTCCAGAAGGAATGCCGCCAGGTCGCTCGAGCTGGCCAGGTCGAGCCCCCCGTAGCAAGCCTGTGCGACACCGATGGAGATCTCCCCGCCGCATGCATTCCAGGCGTCCATCGGCAGCCAGCGGACATCCTGCTGCGTCCACCGGTTGAGGTGCAGGCGCAGGAAGGTATTGAGGTAGGCCGGCGTCAGCTGAGCCCGGCGGCATTCGGCCGCCAGGTACTCCTCTTTCACCGCCACGCCCATGCTCGGATTGGCCTTGCGCCACGTCTTGGGATCCGTCCAATCGTCCTTCTCGTCGGCCGCGGCGATGAAGGCATAGAACTCGGGATCCTCGATGGTGCCTTCCAGGACCTGGCGGGCGTGCTCGTGCTGCTCCCAGCAGATGCTCTCGCGGTCATAGCCGGCCGTGGTGATAGCCACCACCAGGGGCTGCCGGCGAGACCCGGTCGCCGTCGTGAGCACATCCCACAGGTCGCGGCTGGGCCAGGCATGCAGCTCATCGGCGATGACTCCGTGAGCATTGAAGCCGTGCTTGGTCTTGACGTCCGCGCTGACCACCCGGTAGACGCTCGACGTCGCCGGCACGACGACCGATCGCTTGTAGATCTCCGCTCGGTGACTCAACTCCGGCGACGCCTCGGTCATCTGCTTCGCCAGGTCAAAGACGATCGCCGCCTGTTCCCGATCGGCCGCGGCGCCGTATACCTCGGCGCCCGGCTCATCGTCGAGGAAGAGCAGCAGCAGGGCGATCGCCGCGGCCAAGGTCGACTTGCCGTTCTTGCGAGCGATCTCGATGTACGCCCGGCGGTATTGACGCGTGCCATCGGCCCGCTTCCAGCCGAAGAGATCGCGGATGATCACCCGCTCCCACGGCAGGAGGATGAAGGGCTGGCCAGCCCACTCACCCTTGACATGAACCAGGAGTTCCTCGACGAAGGCGAGGGCCAGATCGGCGGCCTGCGCGTCGAACAAGTACAGGATCGGCTTGGGCGCGTCGCTCCGCCGGCGGGCCCGGATCGCCACCGTCACTTCGCAGCTCCCGTCTTCTGGAAGAGCACTTCAGCCAGAGTCATCTGTTCCATATCGACGGCCGTCACCCTCGAGCGGCTGGAGGGCGTCATACCGAACTCGATCGTGAGCTTGCGCATGTCGTCCATCGCCTGGCGCGCAATCCGCACGTAGGGGCTCACCGTCAGCGTGCCGTGGGCGGTGAACGTCGTCATCCCGTGCTTCGTCACTTGCTGCTCGGCTTTCACCCAACGACCGTAAGCCTGGCAATACGCGGCCAGCGCGGCACGATCCACATCGGTCATCAGCCCAGCGTCGTAAAGGATATGCACCATCCGCTTCCACTCGGTCTTCGCCGCGCGCATCAGATGCGGCGGACAGCTCGGTATCGCGGCTGGGATCCTGGCCTCATGCGCGTTCAACGGGCGCTTGCCGGGATTCCCGGCCAGCTTCTTCGTCCTCGTTGGCTTCGGCTTGCGTCCCCTCATTCCACGACACCGTTTCCCCAATTACGCGGGCGCGCACGCGAGGCTGCCCGCCGGTCCACGGCTCCAGGCCCCCAGAGATTCATGCCCCCCTACCCCATCGCCCATCGCGCTGCGCGGTCTTCCTCGAGTGGCACGGCTTGCACAGGGCCTCCAGGTTCTCATCGTCGTCCGTTCCGCCCTGGTCGATCGGGGTGATGTGGTCCACCTCGGACGCGGCCGCCACCTCGCCATGCTGGCCGTGCACGCGGAAGGGATCGACACAGACCGGGTGCCTGGCCAGGAACAGCACCCGGACCTTCCTCCATCGGCGGCCGTAGCCTCTCCTCGCTGCAGAGCCGCGCTCTCGCTCGTACCGTCGCCGCTCCTGCTCGGCGTGGCGCTGGCAGAGGTGCCCGCCTGTTTCTCGAACAAGATCCGGGCAGCCTGGAAAGGAACATGGTCTCGGACTCCTTCTCGGCATAATGCAAAGCGCCCAGCTACTCCCTTTCGGGAACAGCTGGGCGCCCATCTCCAACTTGGCCCCCGCCCCTTGCACAATTGCGGGGGTGGCTTAGGTTGTACGTGCTTATTCTAAGCCGCCTCGCGCACCTCTGTCAACCGAGCCACAGAGGGCCAGGGCGCCGCCCCTCTAGCCGGCCATCATGGCATGAAGGCCCCTACCGTAAAGCGGACGCAACCGAGCGGATCCGTCGACTCAGAGAGGCACCATTCAATTGTCGTGAGCTCGCGCTTGCTGGTCTCAAAGGCCTGCTCGACGACGTCGACCTCCGCCTGCATCTCAGTGACTTGACCATCAGCTTGG